GGTTTAACAGAGGCTCAAGCGAACGCTTATGCTCAAGCTAACAAAGAAGCCAGTGCCAAAGATGCTGAAAGTGCTCTAAACAAGATTTTAGCTGACATTGCAGAAGCGCAACGTTTAGAGAAGGTTGAAGCAAACCGTGTAGCATTAGTTGCAAAAGCGAAAAAAGCAGGTTTATCTGAAGAACAGGCAGTAGCTTATGCTGAAGCTAATAAAGAAGCTAGTAGAGAAGAGGCTCAAAATAAGTTAAATGCTATCGTTGCTGAAAATGAAAAAATTGCCTTAGATGCTGCACTTTCTGAAGCAAAAGGTAAATACCATAATAGTGCAATATATTCAATAGGAGAGGTAACTGCAAGGCAAGGCGGTGAAGCTTCAGCGTGCTACAATAATTACTGCAAATATTCTCGTTCACATAACGTAGTTTATAATCAGCCGTATTCCGTTGTCATTGGAGATTATACCAGTGAATGGGAAGGCCTTTGGTTTAGTGAAACTTCGGGTATTACTGTTAAAGGATTAGCAACTGAAAGTGCCTCTATACCAACTTTAGGTCAAGCAACCTATTCAGGAAAGGCTTTCAGTAGAGATGGAAACTACTATGAGACAGGAAATATGCTAAAAGAAGGTCAGTTGAAATATGATGTAGATTTTGAAGCTCGCACTGGTTCAGGAAAAATTACTGGTTTAGGTGATGTGGTTGATTTACAAAAAGGGACTATCTCAGGTTCTAGTATTTCTTCATCAGCGCAACAATCTTTTAAAACTGGCTCTTACTCTTTAGGGTTCTATGGTAAAGAAGCTGAAGAAGTTGCAGGTAAAGTAATGTTTAATGGTAAAGACGCTATTGGCTTTGGTGGTACACGTAGCGAAATCACTAAGTAAGCCTTAGCTCTAATCTAACTACTTTAAAAGCCGTTTAGAAATATGCTATGTATTTCAGACGGCTTTTTTGTCATATTGGTATCTCTATGAATAAAAAATATCATGCCATCATCTATTTTGCAGTAGCAACGGTGGCGCATGCTCAGGAATTGCCTTCATCACAAACTATTTTCTTTGATGAAGAACCCCAAATAAAACCAGATCTATTATTGAGTCAAGAAGAAGCTGAGTCAATCCAAGTTACTACTACTATGCCTACAACTGAGAATCTTGAGTCTCAAATAAACTTTGCAATTGTATCCAAAGATTGGAATAAGCTTTCAGATTTATTATCTGAGTATAAAGACACACCAAGTATGGATCCTATTTTGTACAATTATGGATTGGGGGCTTTTTACAGACATAACGGTCTCCAGGCTGAGGCTATTAAGCTGTATGAAAGCATAATACAGCAACGACCAAACTTGTATTATCCTCGTTTTGATCTAGCAATGATGTTATATGAAAATAAGCAGTTCAATGAGGCTCAAAGTCACTTAGAGGTTGTTGAACCACATTTATCATCTGAGATACAGATGATTGTAAATAAAGTTTTACAAGATATAAAAAAATCACAGCAGTGGAATTACGATGTTAACCTTAGTTATGAAAAAACAGATAACGTCAATCAAGCCTCTGATTTGAAGGAACTTATTCTTGGTGAGGCGGTGTTTATTAGAAGTGAAGATTCTCTACCACAAAAGGCTAACGGCGTCCGCTACAGTCTAAATAGTAGTAAGGATAAAAATATACTTGGCAATCACTACGTACTGGCTAATGCAGAACTAGCAGGTATTCATTATTGGGATAATTCAGATTATAGTGAGATCACTCCAAACGCGAGCCTAGGTTATCGCTTTAAAGATATTAAACAGACGTTAGGAATTACAGCACTTGTTGATAAGAACTTTTTAGGTGGAGAAGATTACAGCACAAATTATGGTGGTGTGCTTTCGTATAATCGAAAGTTATCTAATAAACTTCAAGCTTCAGGTAACTATTCACATATCCAAAAGAGCTATACTGAAGATGATTTAGCTAAAAATTACGATGGACACCTAAATGCCGCTTCTTTGCTTCTCTTTTATCAACCTAAATTAAAATGGTTGCTTTATGTGGGGGCAGATGCAGTTTATGACAGGCTTGAGGATAAGTCTGAATCTTCAGATAAAAAAGGTTTTCGAGCAGGTGCCGTATTTTCAGGAGATAAATTTATTGTAAGGACAAACCTTCGCTACTCTGAAAGGGACTTTTTAGATAACAACTATTTGTATAATACGAAAAGAAGGGATGATGAGTATCAATTAAGCACGTCAATAGGCCATAAAGGCTTAGTTTGGAATGGATTTTCTCCCAAGATTAATTATGAATTTAAAAAGATAGATAGCAACTTACCTCTTTATGAAAGAAACGATAGTAAGGTGTTCATTGAAATTAATAAAAGCTTTTAAAATCTAAGTTAAGAGACAGAAAGTGGATACGGTATATTCTCGAATATACCGAATTCTGTGTAACTGCAGTCTGCCAACGAGGTTTTCCTAAACTTTGTGTAACTGCTATTTTTTAACAGGCCATAAGCAGTTACACAAAGTTCAGGAAAGTCTCGTTATAAATCATCGGCATTATAAAATGTTCGATCAATTATATCTTCTTTGCGAATTATCAACCAAACTATTATCAACTTTGACCAGCCGGTCTAAGACAGCCAAAACCTTAAGTTGTTCGCTGTAAACAATATCTTCGTCGTCTGCGTGCTCCATAAACTGGTTATAAACCTTTTGATTGCACTTCAAAAACGATAACGGCTCAGTCTCTAAGCTGTTAAGACCTGGTAATATTCCATCTGTAAAGACTGCGTACTTCATATTCATTCCTCCAAATCATCAAATTCAACATCATCATTACCAAAAAAATCAGGGTCATGCTCAAGCTGGGTAAGCGACTGCATCCGCTCTTGCAACTCCCTATGCAGTTTTTCACGAGCCGCACGCTCTTCTTCGTCAATACCTGCCAGCGCTTCAAGCGCCCCTAAACGGCGCTCTTGTTCTGATTGCTTAAAGTCTTCAGCGCTGATACCACACATGGGCATTTCTTGTTCAGCAATTACCTTTTGTGCCTGGGTTAAATTACCCAATACAAAACTTAGACTTTTTATCACCCCTAACTTCTTAGCAATAGGGTTCTCTTCTTCATCATAGAACCTATAATCACCATTGTCACCAGTACTAACTTGGTCCACCTCAATAGGTGTTGGATTTAGTACGTTTTCTGCGACGTCAAGTGATAGCATGGTGATCGCATCTTCTAATGCACCCAAGTTGTGCAGCCTATTTCTATGTTTAATAATGACGCTGGCACGCTGTTCAGTTGAGAGAACGATTTTCTGTTTTGTTTTCTGCGTTTCATTAATTATCGTTCTGTAAACCTGATTTTTAGGTTCGTTTTTGACTTTATTGTTTTTATCGTTCTCTTGTTTTTTTAGGGTGCCGTTTCGTTCACTACTTTTCTCGTTCGTTCTGTGTTTTTTGCTATTGCTTTTAGTCTCTGGTGTAGAGTCTAAGACAGGTAATTTCTTCCAATCATACTTTTTCGCCCTATTGTACACAGCGGATTTAGATGACGGCGCCTTATCCCCGTAAACTTCTTGCAAATGCTCAACAACGTCTTGATAAGAAATATTTGGCTCACTTTCCCATAGTGCTTGAGCGGCCTCCCAAACCTCGTCAGGGACTTTAACTCTTGCCATCAGTTAACCCCTTTAATCATTTCTTCATCGCTATATACAGGTTCCGGTAAAGGTAGACTGTACTGATAGTCGCAATCAAGATCAGATAGCATGATATGCTTATCTTCTTTGTCTAGTCGCTGCTTAATCTGCATCATTTGCGTGTCAACAGCCATAATTTGCCTGGCTTGCTTAGATTCAATCTTACGTATTGTTGACATAAGACTTTTAGCGCTTTGAGCGATTTGAGAGTCTTTTTGAACCTCTTGCTCTTTTAGCAGTCTGCATAACTGTTTCGCCTCAGTCAGTAGTGCTTCTTGATCATTAACACAAATCGACTTCATGTGTTCGGTAATGGTTTCTGCAAACTGTTCTGTAAGATACTCAACCATTGATCTTGATTGGTTCACTACATGATTAACAGTGCTTGCCAGCATATCCAGCTCTGGCTCAACCGATAGGCCGCAAATATAATCAAGCGACTGGTTATAAAGATTTTGAAATATCAGTAAATCTGTAAGCGATAAATCCTTATTACCGTTCTCAATTTCGCTAATACGGTTCCTATTGTTATCCACGTTCCAAACAATCTGCATCACCTCCGCTTGCGTCATGCCAGCGTTCTTTCTAGCTGCTGCCAGGTTTCGCCCAACAGTCAATCTAATTTGTTTTAACTGCTTATCTGTAAAGCCCAGTTTTTTTCTAGCCACGCCCACCGCCTATGCTTGCCCATATTTTATGCGTAAGATATACTCGATACGACACTCGACTAAAAAAACTAAAGAAAGGTTGTTGTTTGGTTGTCAGCCCTCAAGGTGTGAACTTGAGGGCTTTTTATGCCTGGTGGTTCGCCGTCATTTGCCTTTCCAGCTCTATTTCATCCAGTAGGATCTTGAACCGATCAATCATTGCTTCATCGGTTTTTGTGCTTGAGTGGTAGCACTCAAACTCTGGGATCGCATAGTATTTACCGCCATACTTAACCTCACCTGATATCTTATTATCAGTTCTTGAGCTCATGGTAATAACCAGCTCCACCCCGTCCAACTCACAAGTTGTATTATTCACTGCTGGCCTCACCCTCAAACTCAAAATTACCAAGCTTCATATAATCCATGATTGCATTTAATGTTTCGTCCAAACCTTTAGTGACGATCGCCAAATAACCCTCGTCATTTAACATTTGTATGCGTTCTTTTTGGGCTGGCGTGGCATAGCTTTTTTTGTCCTTTTTAATCTCAATGCGTAAGCCGTGATAAGCACCCCTGGCAATATCAATAATCAAATCGGGGTAGCCTGCCTTAACCCCCATGCGCTTAAACTTAGCCGCCTCTGGTGAATATCGCTTACCACTAGACCCAACTTTGGCGGCTCTCTTACCGCCGTTTGGTGAATGATGAATATAATCAAACAATGGCCGGCCCTTATACCTTTGACGCTTTGACCAATTGATAACTGTTTGCTGGACTTCATCTTCTGTAAGATATGTCTTTACGCCCTTTGTCACTGCTTACCCCTTTAAATCTCTAAACATGTTTTCGCCTTGTTTAACTTTGTAGTAGTTGGTACTACTCCCTAGTACCAGATCGCCTAAATCGTGATTTATAGCGTTACCGTGGTCATCCCACCTAACGATTACATCGTAGTAAGGATCGCCTGCGATCACTCTTACTCTGCCGCTGTACTCTAGCCAATGATTAAGCTTTGGGTTATGAGCGTGCTGCACGCCGGCAACGCTATAACCCTTTGTTGTTACCGCTATACTCACGAGCCAAACTTTCCGTAAATCACACCCAACAAGTAATCAATTAATATGCACATCAGGTACGTTAACGCTACCAAAAAACTGGTGATAACCCAGCCAGCCAAGATTAAGTCCACCAAACTAAATACTGCTTGTTTTGTAATCATAATTAAGCCCTTACTACTGCGTAACTTCTTCCCAGGTCGATATCGTGATCTGATTTTTCTGCCAGCTCCAATGCTCTTTGTTTTATAGACTCGACCAACAGCTCAAGCGACGCCCTATCAAGCATTGTTACCACCTCATGCCCTAGCTGGCCTGCCGTGTTATACAGATACAGCATCACCTTGAACTTACGGCCCTTAAAATCTTTTTTGCCACGGCCTAATATTCGACCTCTTTTTGTTTCCCATTCCTCTGTAAATACAACATGCTCCAGGATCTCTGTATAACCCTCAAAGCCCAAAAAAAACTTAAAATAACCCTTGAAGGCTGGCTTTAAGCTTTCCTGCTCACAGCTTTTTCCAGCCTTCATCTTATTTTTTTTCTTCTTTTTGCTTGTCTTGACTTGCTCACCTTACGCCTCGCTCTTTCTCGTCCCAAACCTTCTGTATAGCTCCGCCCATTGTTTACCGATTTTGCTATTAGGATCTAATTTTTTGACTGGCTTAGGCGGTTCAATTCGGTATTCCTTTTTGATCACAAAGTCGGCCCCTGCCTGGTGTTCGCTAATCACTTTCTCGTATATCTTTTTGAAGTGATTTATATAACCCTCGCTAGCGCGCTCTAAATTACCCCACCCAAGCCTGTTTGCTGTTTCTAGTACAACCACATGCCCCCAGTCCCTTTCGGCCATTCCTCGCATTCCTGCGGCCTTACAGGCGGTATAAAATGCTGTTTGTACGTCTGGGTATTCACTTTTCTTGCCTGCTCTTGCCAATTCTAAAAAATCAGCTGGGTGATTAGGTGGCCACCCGCCGGCAAGTCTCACTGCGTTCTTAGCGGTTTCAAACTCGGCTCTAGTGATTCTTAATTCAGTCAGTATCTCTGCCCAATCAAGCACCACGTCCACGCCCCAATCTTCATCTTTGATCTTGTTTCTAAAGTAACGCTTCCAGTCAACAAACATTTTGGCAATTTCGCTAATTAACGTCTCTGATGGTTGTGCTTTGCTGGCCGTATCGTTGCTCAAATTCTCTTGCCAATTTCTCTGCATAGAGATCTGCGCTTGATTTTTTTGGCTGTTCGTTAGCTGACTGGTTAGCTGATTGATTGTTTGCATTGTTGTTTCCTTGGTTCTTTTCGTTTAGCTGGTAGTATCTGGATATTGAATCATCACAACGTTTGTCACTGCTAATTGCGTTCTTGATCAATACCTGGCCGTTTTCTCTATGCCAATTGCTTTGTATTACCCCTAGCATTGCGATCTGTATTTCTTCTACGCTAAATTTCTTTAATCTGGTTTTCAGTGTATCTGTCCACACACTAGGTTTAATGTTTGCTGATTTTGGTTTACCGTGATTGTCATTCCAAAAATCAATCAACCCTTCTGCTTGTTTTTTGAGATTATTTTCAGCTCCGTTTTTAGTTTCGTTTTCAGTCTCTTTATTATTAGTTTCATTGATAGGTTCTATATTGATAGGTTCATTGATAGGTTCGGGTGAACCATTTTCACCACCCTGGTGAATATTATTCACTACCCCTGGTGAACCATTTTCACCACCCTGGTGAATATTATTCACTACCCCTGGTGAACCATTTTCACCACCCCTTTTCTCAATACTCCCTTGTTCAATGGTTAGGTGATAACGGTTGCTTTTGTTTTGGCCCCTGCCCTCGTCATAAGCTCTTTCAATTCTTAAAAAGCCGTCTTTCTCTAATTGCTTGATATGACTTATAACTGATCGCCTAGTTATTTCACAGTGATGTGCGATAGTCTCGTAAGACGGCCAACAAAGACCCTCGTCATTAGCCTGATCAGCAAGTTTGATTAATATAAGCTTGCGTAAAGGACTGCCTACCCTTGCTTCAAAAGCCTGTACTGTTAATTTAAAACTCATTACGCCACCCCCTTGCTAAAAGTCTTGATAATCCAGGCCTCACCCTTAGTTGTAAAAAGCGATTGAGGATATCCGCTGGCTGTTTGTTTTGTCTGGCCGTACCCAGCTTCAATAAACCAATGTCTAAACGATCTTGAGTGTTTGATACGGGTGTCATAAACGCCCTTAGTTTCTAGTAATCTGTTTAGCTTTTGAGCTGTTAACCCAATCTTGCTGCCTACCTCTGTGGCATTAAGCAGTGTTGATCGCTCGACCACTGTGTCGTAGTGGTTGATTTTTGGCTGTGCTGCGATTAGCAGCTTTTCTTTTTCCACTAACTGTTCTAGCGCTTCCAAGTAAGTAGCTGGTAACTGATACACTGGATCGTTTACCGATTGTTTGACTTGTTTTTCAAGTTCAATCCAGCGTTCAACAATAGCCCCTGTAAATTTCGGTGATAGTTGGGCCACCACCACCAAGCTATCGCGCTTACCCTTTTCGCCGCTAAAGATATAAACCGAGGTTGCTCTGCTTCTACCCATTGCATCGGTAGATTGTTCGTCCACCATTGGGGGTTGGATAATCACACCTCTTTTTACAAGGCGCTCAATACTTTGTTTAACCTTGTCGTGGCGCGACCCTACAAGGTTGGATATCTCAAGGCTATTCATTGACGCCTGGTTATTTGTTGTAATTTCTCTTGAAAACATGTATTATTCCTTTGTTGATCATCGCTATTCGTTGTTGTTGATTAACACTACCCACTGCCGTTCAGTGGGTTTTTTTTCGTCTGGCCTTTCTAAGCGTTTTGAGATTAGCTAGCACATGTTCATCAGATTTCAATGCACCTCTACTAGCCAGCTCAAGCATCGCCTGCCTACCGTCCGGTATTCCTGTATTACGCCATTTGCTAACTGCTGGCGGCTCAATACCAAATATTCTTGCTACATCACGGTCATTCTCAAATCCGTAATATTCCTTAACGTCATCAAGTGTCATACAAATAAACCTAATCGTTGATTTTAGTTAACTAAAGTTTACCATTTAGTTTACTACTTGTGTGTTGTTTTTGCAAAAAAAAGGTGTAATATGGTTTACACCGTGTAAACACTCGTAGGGAGTAAGGGAAGTGGAAAATAAAGATAGTTACAAAGAAACACTAGGTGGTCGCATAGAGAAGCGGCAAAGGGAATTACATTTAAATGATGTTTATATCGCCAACGAAGTTGGAGTTTCAAAAGTTTCAGTGGGTAAATGGCGGCGTAACGATAGCGAGCCTTCAGGCGTTAATCTTGAAAAGCTGGCTGGCGTCTTAAAAACCACAACAGACTATTTACTGTATGGAGATACCCGCAGTCTGGTATCCCTCGCAGACGTAGGAATACCTTTTTTTGAAAGCGTGGATATTGGGTTTAGACCTGATTTAAATGTGGTGCATAGAGAAGTTGAGGAGAGGATGGTATCAATTAATAGAGATATAGCTAAGGCTGCTGGCGCTGATATTGACAGCTGTTTTAGCTATGTTATTGATGATGATGGTATGAGTGATCGTATTGCAGCTAATTCTATTTGTGTTGCCGATTCCAGCAAGACGGAAGTTAGGGATGGTAAGATTTATTGCTTTAGGCATGGTGTAATTAGACGCACTCGCTACCTTTATAGACTAACAAATGGCGGGCTGCTCATTAAGAGTCATGATGCAAGCAGATATCCAGATGAAGTTATTGATCCGGAAAAATTGGACGATATAGAGATTTATGGCTGGGTTTGGCAGTGGTCTGTATCGGAGAGATGGTGATAACCTGAAATAGTAAACAAAAATAAACTAAACCGCCCTTTGAGGCGGTTTTTTTGTGCCTGGAGTTTACCTTTTTGAGAAAAAAGTAAAATAAATTGTTGCTGGTTGTTGACTCAGTAAGTTAACCAAAGTAAACTATTAGTTAATCTATATGGTTATATAGATTTACAAGTAAATTATGGTAATGCAGATGATGCACTGCCATTAACTATTTAAAAACTTGAATAATATTAGCTTATTTTATAAGTGGGATTATGAATTTATTTGAACCGCAGAAGTACACAAAAGGCGATCTTGCCGGTGTCAGTAGTCATGCAGTGGCAATAATGAACTACTTTATAACTCAAGCCAGGAGGTCTAACTGGAAAGAGGAGGATATCGACAAATGCAGACAGTCTAGCTATTGGGTGATGATCGGCATCATTGATGATCACCTAAAAGCAGAGAATTAAAAACAAAAAAACCGCGTCAAGGCTACCAACCAAGAGACGCGGCTACTCACAAGGGAGTTAGTCAATTATGACACAAATTTACTTTAAAGCAAAAAGATTAATTGAGCTGGCAAAACAAAGCCAGCCGCGCATCATCAACGGCAAAATAATTATCACTGTGAGAGAGTCTAAGGGCTCGATCATCACTCTAGTTGGCCATGTCAATAAGCGCCAGGTGGCTCATACAGATATCACGCTCATTGAGCAGCATTACAGCGGTGATGATCAGTTGTCAGTTGTAAATACTGATAGCGATGCAATTGTTAATTACTTAAACAACCGATTATTAGAGGTGGCCTAAGATGCAAACATTAAAACTAATCCAAAAAGGCGATAGAACCAAGCCCACTATCTATAAATTAGGCGCTAATGAAACTTTATGCTTTCACCGTGACCAGCTTGGCACTATCGAGATATGCGATACGCAAGGCCGCTTTATTCGCTCATTAACTCGTTACGACTTATTAGACTGGGGTTACTCGCCAGCGAAATTAGCCGCTGGAAACGAAGTGGATCAATTTAGCGAGGATGTTAGCGAGCCTCTTACAACTAAGCTTGCAAGAATGGCAACGCAATTCCTGGTTGTTATTGTCGCAGCAATCGCTTTTGGGACTATAAGTAATGTCACAGGCTGTACCACTTATGTTTTAAAGCAAGCTGATCGAGATATTGCTACAACAACAATAGCGCCGGTCAAAAACACGCAACGTCAAGTCGAATTTAAAGCAGCTGAAAAGCACGCAAATGAATTTTTAGCCAAAAACAACAAACAAGCCAGCCGTTAGTGGCTGGCAAGTAAGGTTGATTATGATGAATAGAGACTTTAACGGTGAGTGTATTGGGTGCGATCATGGATAATCAGTATGAGGCGGGCTGGGAATGGCAACAGCAATTACTTGATCAGCTCTTAATGGAAGAGACCGACGAACCAGCCAGCCAACAAGTGCTGGCTGGTTTTGACAATGATTTTAATAAGCTATTTGTAGGGAGTAGCGACAATGACAACAAAAAACATTGATAACGGCACGTGCGAAAAAAACGAAACTAAAATTCCTCACGTTTACGCTTGTATCAACGCAATACAAGCAGAATTAGCAAAACAAGGCATTAGTAAAGATAGGACTTCTAAGGGTGCGGGTACTTATAAATTCAGGGGTATTGATGATGTTTATAACGCCTTGTCACCGATAATGGCAAGGCATGGCCTAGTGATTACGCCAGATTACAGCCAAAAAACAACAGAGGTTCGCCAATCAGGAAATGGCAAAGCAATGTACTACACGACAATTAAGGGCACTTTTACCCTTATTTCAGCGGTTGATGGTAGTAGGCATGTTTGCTCAACTTATGGCGAGGCTGCGGATATAGGTGATAAATCAATAAACAAGGCTATGTCTATTGCTTACAAGTACATGTGCTTCCAAGTGTTTGCGATACCAACTCAAGGAGATAATGATCCTGACAGCTATGTGCACGAAGCGCTGCCATACCAAAACGCTGTAAAGGCATTACCACCAGTTGACGTTAACTCGCTTCCACAGCTTCCATATCCAAAAGATCAAGTTCAGTTTGTGGCAGAAGACGGCAGGATGTATGCAGATAGACAAGGTACTAGACGTATATTTAACAGTGACCAATTTACCGCATTAACTAAGGCGGTATTAAGTGGTGAGTTTCATATATCCAAGTTTCAAGACCCCAATAGATTTTACTTTAGTCAGGATCAATTGAGGGTGTTAGACAGGCTATATGAACAAAGCCAAGCAGGGTAACAAGATGATATAACGCCAGCGGTGCTGGCAAGATTAAATAGGCGAGGTAAACAAGATGAAAGGCATTAACAAGGTTATTATTTTTGGCAACTTGGGCGCGGACCCAGAGCAACGCCAGTTCAACAATGGCGGCATGGTAACAAATATCAGTGTAGCCACTTCTGAAAGATGGACTGATAAACAAACCGGTGAGAAAAAAGAGCAAACCGAATGGCATAGAGTGGTTTTCTTTAACCGCTTGGCAGAGGTGGCGGCTCAATACTTGCGTAAAGGTAGCAGCGTTTACATTGAAGGAAAGCTTAAAACTAGAAAATGGCAGGATCAAAACAATATTGATCGCTATACGACAGAGATAGTAGCCAATGAGCTACAAATGCTAGGCGATAAAAACGACCAAATCAATACGGCCAATAACAGTCAACAGCAAGGCCAAGGGTTTCAGCAGCAGCCAACTAGCCAGCAGCAAGCGACATACAGACGCAATCCAGAGCCGCAGCAGCAGTTTAATAATCAGATGACGGAAGCAGCAGCGACACCAGGGATAAGTGACGAAGATATCCCGTTTGCACCATTTTTTGCAGCATAAAATGAAGCAGCCTGGCCGTGGGTGAATACGGTGCGTCAAGGCATGACTGGTGACGCAAAGCGATTGTTTTAGTGGGTGCGCTCGCTTTAAAGAACCGCATGCAGCCAAGATCGAGTTACTCCACCTTGCTGGTTTCAGGAAGCAAGGATGTCTGTTTAGACGCTTGAGGCGAGGCCGTTTGCTAGTGACGAGACACTAGCTTTTTTTATGGTAATTATTTATTTGTGAGGTATTTAAAATGCTCGAAACAAACTACCCAGCCATTAATGCTAGAAATGGAACTCCGGTCGAGGTGGTGGAAGAATGGCTTAGAGAAAACGCCCATAGAAAGGCCGGTAAAAACAAAAGATCAAAAGGTGGTGATGTTTATTTTAATAACATCAGCACTAAAGATATACAAAAAAGGCATCTAAGAAACAAGCGGAAAGAAAAAGAACTGCAATCAGCTATTGTTAAATACTCCGGCAAACCGATCAAACCAAGATCCGGATTTGATGTGACAGACGAACAATTTATAGATATCAGAAGGACGTTAAAAGCACGCTTTTTGGCCGGCGAGGTAGTAAGAGTTGGTGATTACGAAGGGCTGTACGCGCCCAGCACTATGCGAGTAATTATATCCAAGATTGTATCGGATTTAAAAGACAGCGGTTTTTTGATCGTACTCATGCAAGGCCAGGACAAGGATGTTTACGGCTGGGTGTTAGAAAACTCGTTTAACGATACCTTTTTGACTGAAAAGAACGCAAAAGCGGTAAGGGATAGACGAGCACCGGTTAAAGAGGGTTTGTCGAGCCACGACGTTTATCATTTGACTGTTAAAGAGATTGCAGATCGCTTGATTGACGGACAATACGTGCGAATTGATGAATACACGGCCAGACACTCTAGGACGGTGATTCTAAGAATGGTTGATCTAGCGCTTAAAAACACAGGCATGCAAAACGATGTGATTTGCATTAATTACAAACTAGGTAAGCGCGCAGGCTGGATTTTAAAGCAAGCGCTGTTTGGTAAGCTGGAAGAGGTGGAAAAACAATGACTGCTTATATCTTAGATACTGAAACCACGGGGTTAGTAGAGCCGCATTTAACAGAGGTTGCATACTGCATTGTTGATGTAGCAGATGACGGCAACGTTATTTTAAAGCAAGAACCACGATCAAAGCGTTATAACCCGTTAAAGCCTATTAGTCTTGGCGCTATGGCCACGACTCATATTTGCCAAGAAGATATAGAGAATGAGCCGCCCCATACCGATTTTAAGCTACCAGCCAGCGTTGAGTATGTCATTGGTCACAATATCGACTTTGACATGCAGGTACTAGCTAACGCTGGTGTTACGCACAAGCCAAAACTGATTTGCACTAAGGCTATTGCAACACATTTGCTGCCGGAGCTGGATAGTCACAAGTTGACAGCACTGCTTTATTACTTCCACACAGAAACCGCTAGAGCCCAGGCCAGAAACGCACACGCAGCCGAAGCGGATATCTACTTTACCAGGCTGGTACTTCAAAGTCTTATTGATGTAGCGATTGATTATGGGAACCCCATAACTGGCATTGAGGATCTATACAGTTTTAGCGAGATCGCAAGGGTGCCCAAGGTGCTAAGTTTTGGTAAGTATAAAGGCCAAAAGATATCAGACCTGGCAAACACAATGGACGGTAGATCTTATTTGGGCTGGCTGGCAACACGTGATGACGTTGATCCGTATTTGCTAAAGTCTATTAAACAAGCGTTTGAAGGCGAAAATAACTTTTAGGTGGATGTATGGATAAAAATACTTTTAACGCGAAAATGCCGCTGTATCGTGAGTCTATGATACAAACTCAAGCGGTTGTTAGGAAAAAGAAAGAGGTTAATTTGATTATGGCATTGCATTTTGACGATGAACAAGATCAAGTTTACCAGGATCTTAAACAACTTATATTGAATAAAGAGTCTTTTAGCGACGGCAAACTAATAACAGCGTTGCATTGTGACAGCTTGGCCGAGCTTATTAAAGTTATTGATGGTGAGGTGTAGATGATTTATATAATGCCAGCCGACATTAAGCCAAGCAGCACGTCGCTAGTAGCGAAAGAAGTGGAAAGACAGTCAAGCCAGCGGTTAGAGCAACTGCTAGAGCATTTAGCGGGGGTTGAGGAAGAAGATGGGGACTGGATCAACATTAAAGATAAGAAACCCCGAGACGGGCAAAGATGCTTAGTGTTAGATGATTATGGCTATATGTATGTTAAGCCATACATTGCAAAATATTCTGTTTTTGATGGACAGCTTGCAGCGACGATAACCCATTGGCGGCCATTACCTAAGCGACCAAGAAAGAGTGTATTGTAAATAAATGCGAATTAGCAATTAATTAAAGGAGATTGATTATGTATAACTCAAAACCTATCCAGCTGACCTGGGATAATTTAAAGGCGCACTCCCCTTTTACCACGTACGAAGTGGTAAAGGTTGAGAAAACAAACGGCGATACCGCTTACGAGGTTAGATACCAAAACTATAATGAAGTGTCGCCAGGGGCGGAAACTATTGTTGAGCCAGTCAAAACAGCTACGGGATTTGAAAGCATCGAGACGGCTAAGAAGTGGGCTCAAGATAACTTTGAGTTTAAAATGAGCCGTTGGTTTTACGATGTAGCGGAGGGTGAGAAGCTGGAATACTGTGTTCAAACACTGGTTGAGGCTTGTCACTCAAGAGCTGCAATAAACGGCTGGTGGACCGACTTAGAGACAGGCAAGCCAAAGGAGCGTAACGTACTTGAAATGTGCATGCTGGTGGTTACAGAGGTGAGCGAGGCCGTAGAAGGTTATCGTAAGGGTTTAAACGATGATCACCTACCCCATTTACCTATGTTTGACGTTGAGCTGGCCGATGTTCTAGTGCGTGTTTTTGATATGGCTGGTGGCCTACACACACAACTTCCAAGGGCATTTGTTGAGAAGCTGGCCTATAACGATAATCGAGAAGATCATAAGATTGAGAACCGCAAAAAAGCTGGCGGTAAAAAATATTAAGAGGTACAAAAAATGATTGAGCGCAAACCATGGGTAAAATATACACCCCAGGAAATTGAGCAAATGCGAATTGCTGTAATGTACGCACCACCTGAAACGCCATTTACGCCGGAATACGCGGCGGCGTACTTGGGTAAATCGTCTAGCACTTTGCAGTATATGCGATCGCACCGACCTAATGATATTAAATACAGTAAGATTGGCGGTCATGTGCGTTATATTAAAAAGCATTTGGACGAATACCTAGCAATATCTACACGAATAACCGCATAAAAAAAAGCCAGCAGCACGCTGGCTTTTTTTTTACTCGAATTGAATGGATTATCCCTTATGATTATAAGCCGGACTGCATTAATTCAGACCGTTTTTATGCCAATTTTACCTTGTTGCTCATTGTTGTTTTGGGTTTTATATACTTTTTATGTACTCGAAATTTGTTGTTACATGTTGCTCATTGTTGTTTTATACTTGCTAGTGTCATCTGTAAGCCAATTACATAAAGGCTTTCAGGGTAATAATTGTCGCTCGTTATTGCTCGTCATCGCTCGTTGTTGACTCGCTTAACAGGACTCATAATCCTTTGGTCGTAGGTTCAAGTCCTACTGGGCCCACCAAATTTAAACCCTTACAGCGTATTCGTTGTAGGGGTTTTTTTTATGCCTAAATGACTGCTAATAAATTCGCTCGAAAAAGTTATTCCTACTATCTGCTAAGCTCATATTAATAAAATACACTTTTCGTTTTAATGATTTTATAAATATTAAACCTAACTTAGCTAAACAGAGTCGGATAAGCCTTCATTTATCTAATTAACTCTTTATGAGCAATTATTATTAAAAGTGTTAATTTTGAAAAAGCCCTCACCTGTTTTAATTTAGATCAAGATTTATAGCTTTGCTGTCGTACCATTTTGCATAGATTAAGATAAACTTATAATTGATCGGAATCTCTTATAATGATATTGAAAATTGAGATGTATGCTTTGAAGAAACTGAGATTTCCCTAAATGAAAATATTGAATACTTTGAAGGTTCTATACTCAAGTATATTTACAATAGTTATTTATGAATCCTATCCTTAAGTAATGTTGTTTTAAAAAGATATTGCACTGAAAACTGGTAACTCTTACGAATTAAGGTAGAGGTATATAAAGGAGAGCAACTAGGCTATCAATCTTCAACTTTAGAGTTAGAAGTATCACCAATTAAGTCATAAGCCTCAAGATTAGTTATGAACAAATTCCTTGCAACATTCTCTCGATTATATTCAAAGTTCCAAGAAACTTTCGATTCAATTTTTGATTTTATAGATTCACCTTTAAACAAAGGAAAGCTTTCCTCTTTAATATTAAGAGTGTAAGGTAAGTTATTAAAGTTTGAGCTGTTATATGTTATATAAGTGCTAATTTTAACTTTAAAAATATCATTTGTATTGGGAGAAATTTCATCGTATGGAATATCTTTCAAACTTCCATAACGCTTCTGCCAGCTAGTAACGAGATTTTTCATTGCATCATCTACTGGCTCGGCTTTATCATAAAAACTACCACCTTTAATAAGAACTTCTTCGGTACCCTCTTCTATATTTATAAGAACTATATCAATCATAGGTTTTTCAGCAAACACCTCTCCGAGAACAACTGGACCATAATTTGTTATTAAAGTTTGGTTTGATTGATGCTTAAGATAATAACTTTGAGCTATGCTGAAGAAACCGTACAACTAAACTTGGTAAACTAAGCACAATTATAGGAGTTTACCATGACCAAGAAATTAAGAACCTACAGTAACGAATTTAAAGCTGAAGCTGTCAAGAA